ACTTCGTTTTTCCCGGCAGGTGACGTGGAGCGGGCGAAGGGAATCGAACCCTCCTAGCTAGCTTGGAAGGCTAGAGCATTACCACTATGCTACGCCCGCATTTCCAATCACTTAGCGGCCTTTCGGCTACCTCGTTTTACAGGGCGTTTTACAGAGCGCCCTGTGGAGGAGGCTATTAGCCCGCTCCCCGCTGGCCGTCAAACTTTGTTCGCGATGCGCTTCGCGAGCGATACGACGATCGCCGCGTCGTCGACATAGGTCCGGCGGATGCGGTCGACGCTTTCGGGGGACCATGCGACGACGCGGGCTATGTCGTCGTTAGTCAGATCGGTGCGGCACAGGTGCGTCACGAAGGTGCCCCGGCAATCGTGGAGGTGCTTGCGCTTCTCGGGGATGTCGAGTTCGGGCACCGCCGGCTGAACGATATGCGCGTGGCGGGTGATCGCGATCACCGCCTCGGTAAGGCTGGCCGGCGCCCAGGGCGTCCCCCGGCTTGTGACGAGCAAGGTATTGACGCCGGCCTTGCGCGGCCGCGTGCGCAGCTCGGCGATCAGCTCGGACAGCGCTGGGATCACGGGCACGACGGCGCGGCGCCGCCGCCCTCTGCTCTTCTTGACGGCCGTGCGGATGATGGCGTGATCGAAGACTTCGTCGAAGGTCAGGGCCGCGAGATCGCCGCGCCGGAATCCGGTGAGACAGGCGAGCCTGATCGCGTCCATGACGCTTTCGCGGTGCAGCGCGATCGCGGAGGCCTTGGCGCGTTCCAGATCATCCTCGGTCCAGATGATTTCGGCGCGATCGGCGGCGCGGTAAATACCGGGCACGTCGGCCGCGACGTTGAGCAGCACCTTGGCGCGCAGCTTCCCCCAGCTCAGCAGCTCGGCGAGCACCTGCACGCCGATATCGGCGGCGCGGGGCGTCGCGGCGCGTTCGTCGCGCCATGCAACGACCTTGGCGACCATGCGGGGATCGTTCCACAGCGCCAGCGGGGTTGAGCCCCATTTGGCTTCGATCGCGTCGAGATAGCCGCTCCACAGCGCGCGAGTCGACTTCGCCAAGCCGCGCCATTCGGGGCTGGCGGTCGACAGGTCCGAGGGGTTGCCGCGCCACTCGCGACCCATGCCGCCCAGCGTGTCGGCCTTGACCGCTTTCTGCGCCTCATGCGCGGCCGCGATGGCGGCGATCTCCGCCCTGCCCAGCTTGGGCTTTGTCGGGCTGTCCAGCTTCAGGATGCAGGGGCCGCCGCGCCATGCATAGACATACCAGCGGATCGGCTTGCCCGGCTTTGCAATGCGGACGTAGTGAACGCCTTCGATCAAATCTTGCCCTCGGCTTCCAGCTGGTCGAACAGCGATTGCGGCTTCGCCGGCAGGGTGCGGGCGTCGATCACGCGAATCGTGCCGTCAGGGGAAACCTCGATCCCGCCCACGTCAAGCCCGAGGCTGCGCGCGGCTTCGACGACATGGCGGATCGCGACCTTGCCGGGATAGGCGCGGACGCCGTTGGCGGAGGATGTGGGCGCGTTCATAGCGGCAGCTCGAAATGGCGGGCGAGACGGCGGACATATTCGACCATGGGCATCCGGCCGGCGGCCTTGTCCTCGGCGTTCCAGCGGTCCTTGAGGCGCTGGGCGGCCCGGCGCGCGGCGATGCCGGTGGCGACGTCACCACGCGATCCGCCGCGTGTGGCGCGATCGGCCATTTCAAGCGGGGCAAGCTGGCGGCCGCGAATGCGCAGGCGATCCTGAAAGGCGGTGCGGTGCGCCGGGCAGCAAAAGAGCTGGCCGGGCTGCGGGCTGCGATAGGGCGCTAAGCATTCCGCGCAGGCCCGGTTGCGCCCGGAAGCGTGGGTTTCGGCTGTAGCGTGGAAATGAGCGCGGGCGTGGTCCATGGCCTTTAGTCGACATCCAATAGCTGATATCGTTGGCGAGCGCCTCGGCTGGGCGGCTCCGGATCGGTCTCGGTCGCGCGAGCCTTGTCCCAGGCCTCGGCCTGGGCGCGGTCGATCGTGCCGCCATGCTCTCGGATGTAGCGGTTGAAGCAGCGGCGGACATCCTTGGGGCAGCTTTCCCACCAGTAGCTGCAGCTGCCCGGCCCGGCATCGATCTGCCGGGCGCATATCTTGCCGCGCCTCATGGCTGGACCTCGCTGGCGGGATCGTCGGCGCGACCGATGAAGGCGTCGCGCGCGGCGACCGCGACGAAGCATTCGGCGAGATCGTTGATCGACATGCCGAGTTCGCGGGCGAGCTGGCGGAGGCGCGCGGCGCTGGGCGCGTCGGGGAATATCTCGATCATGCGGCGGTCCTTTCATTGGATGCGCCGTCGCCGAGCTGCAGCTGCAGCGCATCGAAGCGGAGCATCAGGAGCATGTTGAGGGCGTAGGCCTTGGTCGCGTAGCGGCCGTGCCACCAGCGCATGGCGATCAGCTGATCGCGCTGGAGCTGGCGGCCGCGATCGTCGGGCTTGCGCTGCAAGCGGCGTTCAGCGGCTTCGACCGCGCGGGCCAGCTCTTCGAGGCACTCCGTCCGCGATACGGCCATGTAGCGCTTCTGCGGCGTCAGGCTGGGGTCGGTCGCGCAGCGCCAGATTTCGGCGATGGCGCGCATGATGAACAGGCGGCGATCGGCGCCGACGTTATCGAGCGTGCCCGCGGCGATCATCGCCGGCCATGCCGCCGCGCGATCGGCGACGATGCGTTCGGCGAGGGCTGCGAATGCGGGGTGGAAGCCGTCGTGCGTGTAGGGAGGCGCCGTCAAAGCCCCGCCTCCTTGGCCAGTTCGCGCATGCGCAGGATCACGTTTTCGGTGAGGCTGCACAGCTCCCGATGATCGGCCGATTGAATGAACGCCTCGGCATTGGTGAGCGTGAAAGCGGCCGTCACGATGTTCCTGGCGCTTTCCCGGTGCGCAGGATGAGTTGCTTTGACGGCGTCGCGCTCGCGCAGTTCATCCAATTCGCGCTCGGCGCGAAATGCTTCGACGGTCGCCGGGCCGCAATTCAGGTGCAGCCATTCGAGCAAGCCGGCCTTGTCGTCGGGAATGTCGACTTGTTTCCACGCGTTGACCGGGACAGCTTCGTCCAGACAAGCTGAGCGCGCGTCGGCCTGAGTGCCGAACCAGCGGCCCGATGGTGTGCGATAGAGGCGCATGGGATTATCCTCGATGCGATGGGCTAGGCCCCATCTGTCGCGGCCGAGATCGCGCCCGACCGCGTGGGATGGGGTCAGGCGACGGCCGCGAACAGGCGGGCCGGTGCGCGCAGGGCGCGGGGCCAGCAGTCGGCGTAGCGGGGCTGATTGCTGCCGAGGGCGCGGACCTTGCGTTTTTCGGGGAGGCGGCCGCAGAGGCAGCGCAGCTCCTCGCGGAAGGCGTCGCGGCTCAGCCGATCGCTGGGGGCGATGCCGGCGGCCTCGGCGTGGGCCTGATAATCGACATAGAGATTGTCTTCAGGGGTCCAATCGCCCTGGCGGGTCGCCTGATAGGTTTCGGCCTTCGACCAGGGCCGGAAGGTGTTGAGCGGGTCGCGCGGTGAACTGTGCATCGGTGCCTCCGTCGTGATGACGGGGCAGGTATTTGCATATTCTGCAATATCCGATCAAGGCATAATTTGCGTTAGATGCAAATTACGCCGAAAGCCGCACTAGGTCTCGTGCTTTTCGGCGCCGTCACGTTCATTCTTTTTTCGCTCGCGCTCGACCATCCGCCAGAAGCGCGACAAGGATATGCCGGCAACGGCGATCAGCCGCTCGACCTTGTAAACGCCGGGTTCCCGGCCATTTTTGAGCCCGGTCATGAAGGAGCTGCTGATCTGCGCCCGCCGCAACCATTCGTTCGTCGAGAGATTTTCGGGGCGAATCGCTTCGAGGCATCGCAACAGCTCTGCGTTCCTCTGGGGCGAATTTCCCTGCATTTGCAGGATTTGCCCTAAGCGCCGGGCTTTACCAATTTGATAAATATATCAAATAATCGAGTCGATTTATTAAGCGTTGCGAGTTACTTGATTGCATATCGATCGGCGCATTCGCGATCGACAGGCAGCGGGCAGCGCAGGATTTTTCCTAGACGTGTTGGACTTCCGCGATCAGAACGAATGTGGAACACGCGGGGGGATGATTCGCGGATGTTGAGCGTTGAGCTGGGGGAAGCCGCGTGCAGCGCGGGCTGTCCCCGCTGTTATTTGGGCTGTGCCGCGTCGCGGCTTACGCTTCAGGTCTGGGATCGGGAAATCGAACGACTAAGGCGCGAGCAACCGCCTTTATCGCATCGTCATTGGCGTCAATGGCGGGATTCTCTCGAAGCAGCTGAAGGCAAAGCCGCAGTGCTGCGGCGGCAGGTCGCCGCGCTGCGGACGGAAGTGTTAACCCGGCCGTCCCCTCAAGAATCACGTCCAGCACAACGGCGAGCGCGGCTTCACTAGGGAGAGGCGGCGGAAGGGGCACCACATTGGAACGCTCTTCCAGCTCGTCATCGTAGATATCGCGGATGCGACACTGATAAGCCGCGGCGACCTCGTCTAGCCGCTGGTTGGGTATGGTCGACGTGCCTTTTTCCCAACGCTGGATCGTGCTCGTCGCAACGCCTAGTCGCTCGGCCATCGTTTCCAGGGTCAGTTTCGGGTCTTGGCGACCGCGTATAGCCTCAAGATTGATCCGCATCGGAGGCAGTTTGCATATCGTGGAAGATCGCCCCAGAGCATGATTTGCAAAATTTTGCTTGCAAGCAATTTGCGAGATATGCAAATCAGGCGACATGAAGCTCTCGGACTATCTGAAACAGCCAGGCAAGACCGCCACCGCGCTCGCTGAGCAAGTCGGCTGCTCGGTCTCGACCATTTCTCGCGCCGCAAGCGGCAAAGTGATCCCGAGCCGGGAGCAGATGTGCAAGATCTTCGACGCGACCGACGAGCTGGTTACGCCGAATGACTTCTTCGGGATCGGCCACGCCAACTGCGCGGAATGCGCGGGGGAGGCGGCGTAGATGGGTACGCAAAGCAACGGCACGAAACGGTTTGGCAGGGGGGTGCCGCTGCCATGATCGATGCGGGGGGCTTCGCAATCGCAGGGGGCTTCGCACTCGGGATCGTGATCTCGGCCGCGGTGACCGCCGCGCTGATCGCGCTGGGCGATGCCGCTACCCGCGAGATCGAAACGATGTTCGGCGTTCGCGGCGACGGGCGGGCGACGGTTCGACCCGACGATGACGCTGCCGATGATGATCAGGCCGTTTCGCATGTGCAGCGGAATGACAGCGAAACGATCGCGCTGACCAGCGGCAACGGCGGTGAAAGTGCCGGGGCGGCGCAGCATGGCTAATCGCGGCATCGACGGCGCCGAGGGTCTGACGCCTGAAAAGCAGGGCGCCAAGGTGGCGAGCCGGGCGCTGGTGCGTGCGGTGGGCGGGCAGGAAGCTTGCCCCGGCTTCGCGCGCTACACGCGGCATCAGGCCTATAGCGAGTTCGCTTCGATCGAGCATGGCGACAAGTTCATGCCGATCGACGTGGTGATCGACCTGGAGGCGGTGACGCACGGGATGCCGGGGCATCCGCATGTCACGCGCTATCTGTGCGAGCGGGCGGGGGGCGCGTTCGTCGCGCTGCCGGCGGCGGAGATCACCGCGAAGGATTTTCACGGCGCGGTCTCCGCGCTGATCAGCGAGAGCCATGATGTCGCCACGCGGCTGATCGAAGCGCTGGGCGATGGCCGGGTGACCGCCGCCGAAGTGCGATCCGCGAAGATGATCGAGGAAACCAACGCGCTGATCGGCGTGGGTGTGAACCTGCGCGCAATGCTTGAGCGCGTATTGACCGGGGAAGGCTGATCCTATGGCGGCGGGGGCTGTTTTCGAGATACCGGCGGCGCTGATCGAGCGCGAGGCGACGGGGATCGAGCTGATCCGGCATGTGCGAAGCCTGTGGGGGGTGCGCGCGGATGCGCGGTTCTTCGTCGGGACGGTGAAGTTCGCGGACTGGCTGATGAGCGATCCGGCCGGGTTGCCGGGCCTGATGGCAGCACGCGGGATCAATATCGGCGCGGTGCTGGCGGACACGGCGGTGCTGTTGCCGGGGCAGGTGCTTTCGATCAATCGGCTGAGCGGCGGGGCGATCGCGATCGGGGATTGGGCGCGGCCCTTCGCTGACTCCGCGGTTCCCGACAGGCTCGAACCCGACAGGGAGGCTCTGGCGATCGTCCAGGGGACGCTGGGCGCGAAGGTTTCCGGGCGGCTGTTCCGGTGCATCCGGGGCGGCGGCGAAAATCGCTATATTCTGACGGGGCAGGGCGTGTCGCTGGCGCTCGATCGTGGATCGGCTGCGGATATCGTGCGATGTCTGGCGGAAGCGCTGGGCATCGATCTGGCGCAGGTCGCGGCGTGATGGCGGCGCTGCCGTCCCCCATCCCCGCGAACGACCGCCGGATGGCGGGCGATATGCTGCCGGTGCGGATCGGCGCAACGGGGGCGGCGATGACGGCGCCGGCGGTGCTGGCCTGGGCGATGGCCGCGCGGCCGGGCGATGAGCTGCTGTGGGCGACGGGAAGCCTTCCCAAATGGTCGAAGGTGCTCCCCGTGGTGCGCGAGCTCGCGAACCGCGACATGGTGTTCGCGCGGTGCGACCGGACGGTGAGCCCTCCCCAATATGTGATCCGGCGGCTCGACAAGGCGTGGAGCGAACCGGCGCCCGCGATCCGGATCGCGCGCGAGATACCGCCGCGCGACGACGATCAGGCGCGGCTGCTGATGGTGCTGAAGGCGGCGGCGCGCAAGGGCGAGCCCTGCCCGTGCAACCGGGTGCTCGCGGTGCGCGCCGGCCTGAGTGACGGGAACCGCGCGAGCTATCTGATCAAGTGTCTGGTCGCCGATCGGCGGATCATGAACGAACCGAGCCCATGGAAGCCGGGGCGGATCATCACGATCCTGCCCTCGCGCGATGCCACGGGCGTGATCGAGGGGGTGAAACGGTGAGCTGGCTGGCGGTGATCGCATGCCTCGCGGCCTATGTGCTGCTCGGCTGCGCTGTGGGGCGGTTCCTTGGGGGAGAGACTCGGTGAGCGGGCTCGCGATCTTCGACTGGATCATGCAGACCTTCCGCCAGCCCTGCCTGGGCGCCGCGCCGATCGTTGAGCGGGCGGCGCGTGACGGGCGCGAGGGGCTCGCCGTGCTTTCCCAAGACGAGCGTTTTCGGCATGTGCTCGCGTGGGCATGGGATGCGGCACGGCCGATCCTGTTCGCGCGGATGCTCAACCCGTCGACCGCGCGCGCCTTTGCCGACGATCAGACGATGAAGAAGCTTTTCGGCTTCGCGCGGCTCAACGGCTATGGCGGCGTCGTCGTCATCAATCATAGCGACTATCGCGCGACCGATCCGGGCGCGGCGAAGGCGGCCGGGTGGCCGACGACGGGCTATGCCAAGCAGCTCGAACGGCGCGTTCTGAACGAGATGATGCCCGGCGAGGAACGCCGTGATCTGTTGCTCGCATGGGGCAATCACGGGCCGACGATTGCGGCCTGGGCGCAGGGGCGCGTGATCGACGATCGGGTGCGGCTGATCCATTTCGGGCTGACGAAAACGGGCAGGCCCGAGCATCCCTGCATGCTGCCCTATGCGCGGCCATTGATGGAGTTCGCGGCGTGATCGTCCCCGGCAATCCGACGATCGCGGTGTGCGACGGGTGTGGTACGGAGGGCGAGGCCTATGAGGCGCGCAATCCGCGCACGGGGACGCTGACGGCCGCCTATCTGCCGCGCGGATGGCGGTTCGACCGCACCGCGGGCGAGGATGTGCATCGCTGCGCGCCTTGCGCGGCCGGGGCGGTCGATCCGTTCGGGGAGCGCCGTGCGGCGTTCGAGGCGAGGCTCGATCATCTGGGGCCGGGGCTGGCGGCGGACATCGCGCACAGCCTGGGCGTGCCGATCGGTATCGGGCGGCGCTGGGCGGCGGCATGGCAGGCGGCCCTGGAAAGGGCCGGGCTGTGATCGGGCCGTCCGCGCGGGCGCGCTATCCATTTCTCGACCATCGGACCTGTGCCGATTGGGGGGGGGCAACGGGGAGACCATGGGCATGAGTGACGATGTGCGCGCGGCGGTGCTCGCCGAGCGGAAGGCGGCGTGCGATCTGGCGGAGATCTGGGCGGCGCGGTTCGACCGGCTGTCCGACGCGGGGGGCAACGAGACGATCGACGCGATGTGCGCGCGGCAGCTCCGGCGCTATTTCACCGCCTTCGCGACCGAACTCAATGCGGAGATGCACCTGCCCGACGTGCCTGCTCCGGCCGACGCCGAGACGGGGATGGCGCATGGATGAGTCCGGTCTCTCCAGCCCGGCGCGCGAGCAGCTGATCCGGCTGCGGCGCCGGCCCGAGGAGCGGCCCGCGACCAACGCGGTGCTGAGGAATCTGCAGCGCGTGGGGTTCGTCGTCGGACGGCCGCTGATGCGGCCTTCGGGCAAGCCGTCGCGCTATCGCGAATGGAGCATCACCGATCATGGGCTCGAAGCGCTGGGGGTGGGGCATGGGTGATTGTAGCGGCGTTGCGAGCGTGCGGCCCGAGTATCTCGACTTCCTGAAAGCCAAGATCGCGGTGGCGCCGGAGTGCGGCATCGAGCTTGGCGGCAGCGTCGATACTCATCCGATCCTGAAGCCGCACCAGTCGGCGATCGTGCGCTGGGCGGTCACCGGCGGACGGCGGGCGATCTTCGCGCGTTTCGGACTCGGCAAGAGCGTGATGCAGCTCGAGATCTGCCGCATCCTCGGCCATGTCCGGGGAACCGGCCGATCGCTGATCGTGTGTCCGCTCGGCGTGCGGCAGGAGTTCGCCCGTGATGCAGCGATGCTGGGCCTGACGACGAAGTTCGCCAGGACCTCGGCCGAGGTCCTCGCCGATCCGGACTTCGACGGTATCTGGCTGACCAATTACGAATCTGTTCGCGACGGGAAGATCGACCCGGCGCTGTTCGGGGTGGCATCGCTCGACGAGGCGTCATGCTTGCGCGGGTTCGGGGGATCGAAGACGTTCCGCGCCTTCATGCGGCTGTTCGACGGCATCGCCTACAAGTTCGTGGCGACCGCGACGCCGAGCCCGAACGAATATATCGAATTGCTAGCCTATGCGGCGTTCCTGGAAGTGATGGATGTCGGCCAGGCGAAGACCCGGTTCTTCAAGCGCAACAGCGAGAAGGCCGATCAGCTGACCCTCCATCCGCACAAGGAAGGTGAGTTCTGGCATTGGGTGAACAGCTGGGCGGCGTTCGTGCAGAAGCCGAGCGACCTCGGCTTTGCCGATGACGGTTATGACCTTCCGCCGATCAAGGTGCGGTGGCACGAGGTCCCGAGCGATCACAAGCTGGCCGGCGAGGACAAGAGCGGGCAGGGGCGGCTGCTGAAGGCCGACGCGATCGGCGTGATCGATGCGGCCCGGGAAAAGCGTGACAGCCTGAACGCGCGGATCGCTAAAATGATGGAGCTGCGCGCCGAGGATCCGGGCGCACACAGGCTGCTGTGGCACGATCTCGAAGCCGAGCGGGCGGCGATCGAGGCCGCGATCCCGAACGTCACCAGCATCTATGGCGCGCAGGATCCCGACGCGCGCGAAAATCGGGTGATCGCGTTTTCCGAAGGACGGGTGCAGGAGCTGGCGGCCAAGCCGGTGCTCGCGGGGTCTGGCTGCAACTTCCAGCATCATTGCGCCTGGGCGATATTCATGGGCGTCGGCTTCAAGTTCAACGACTTCATCCAGGCTATCCATCGCATCCAGCGCTACGGGCAGACGCGAGAGGTAAGGATCGACCTGATCCATTCGGAGGCCGAGCGCGCGGTTCGCCAGATCCTGGAAGATAAGTGGCGGCGGCATGATGAGCAGGCGGAGCGGATGAGCGAGATCATCCGCGAATATGGGCTTGGGTTGGTCGGGGCGGCGGACGTGCTCGAGCGATCGATAGATGACGGATCGGCCAGCGTGATAGAGTCTGGCGGCACGCTCGGCCCGGGTTTTGACAACAGTCAGCCGGCGTGGAGGGTCGCCAACCGGGACACTGTCCTCGAGACGCGGAGCATGGCGAGCGACAGTGTGGGGCTGATCGTCACGTCGATTCCGTTCTCGACGCAATATGAGTACACGCCGAGCTATAACGACTTCGGCCATACCGACGACAATGCGCATTTCTTCGCGCAGATGGACTATCTGACGCCCGAGCTGCTGCGCGTGCTGAAGCCCGGCCGGGTGGCGGCGATCCATGTAAAGGACCGGATCAGGCCCGGCGGGATGGATGGCCTCGGCTTCCAGACGGTCGATCCGTTCCACAGCCAGTGCATCGACCACTATCGTGCGCATGGCTTCGCCTATCTGGGTATGCACACGATCGTCACCGATGTGGTGCGGGAGAATAACCAGACCTATCGCCTGGGCTGGTCGGAGCAGTGCAAGGACGGGACCCGACAGGGCTGTGGCATGCCCGAATATGTGTTGCTTTTTCGCAAGCCGCAAACCGATCGTTCGCGGGGCTATGCCGATGATCCGGTGGTAAAGCCGAAGCCGCTGTGCTGGACCGAAGACGGCGAGCACGTCGAATGGGACGATGATCTCTCGCTGGTCACGGGAAGCGGCTATTCGCGGGCACGGTGGCAGATCGATGCGTCCGCGTTCTGGCGATCGTCGGGCGACCGGCTGCTGTCGATCGAGGACCTGACCGGCATACCGCATGACGCGATTTATCGGATGTTCCGCGGGCACAACTGGGCGACGACCTATGATTATGAGGCGCATGTCCTGTTGAGCGAGCAGATGGAGGCTCGCCACGCGCTGCCGACCGATTTTGCGCTGATGCCGGCGACGAGTTGGCATTCGGACGTTTGGACCGACGTTGCCCGGATGCGGACGCTGAACGGGGTGCAGGCTGCCAAGGGCCGCGAGATGCATCTGTGCCCTCTCCAGTTCGACATCGTGGACCGGCTGATCCGACAGCGGAGCGCACCTGGCGACATCGTCTACGACCCATTTGGAGGGTTGATGACGGTGCCGCTTCGCGCAGTGAAGTTTGGCCGGAGAGGTGCGGCGGCCGAGCTGAACCCCGGATATTTCGCCGACGGCGTGCGGCATCTGCGCGAAGCGGATGCGGGGCGCGCGACGGGGAGCCTGTTTGATCTGCTCGCAATGGAGGAAGCGGCATAATGGCCAGCGTCAACAAGGTGATGATCATCGGCCACCTCGGCCGCGATCCGGAGAGCCGATCCTTCCAGAATGGCGGCAAGATGGTGAGCCTCCGGGTCGCCACGTCCGAGCAGTGGAAGGACAAGGGCAGCGGCGAGCGGCGCGAGCGCACCGAGTGGCATGCTGTTTCGATCCTCAACGAGGGGCTCGCGGGCATCGCCGAACGCTATCTGCGCAAGGGCAGCAAGGTCTATATCGAAGGCCGGCTGCAAACGCGCAAATGGCAGGATCAACAGGGCAACGACCGGTACAGCACCGAGATCGTGCTGCAGGGTTTCCACGCGCAGCTCGTGCTGCTCGATGGCGCCGATCGGCGCGGGGGTGGCGCCCAGGGCGGCGGATCGGATTCCGGTTCGGCGGGCATCTGGGGCGATGGCGGCGGCACGTCCGGCGGCTCCCGCAGCGATCCCTTCGACCCCGGCGATCTCGACGACGACGTTCCGTTCTGACCCTCGACCGCCGACGCCCGCGTGGGGCGTGACAGCCGGAGAGACGGCCTGATTTTGGGCGGGGGTTCGCGTTTCATGGGTGTCAACGAGTCTCTACCGTCGCCGATGTGCACGGCGGCGCTGCGTTACGCGCGCCGGGGGTGGAAGGTGTTTCCCTGCCGCGAGCGCGATGAGACGGTCGAGGTGCGGACGGCCGACGGGCCGAAGCCGAAGCTGTATAAGGCGAAGTCGCCCTATACCGGAAAAGGCTGCAAGGACGCGACGACCGACGAAGTGCGCATCCGGGCGTGGTGGCGGCAGCATCCGCAGGCGATGATCGGCCTGGTCATGGGCGACAATGGCTGGTTCGCGCTCGATTTCGATCCGCGAATCGACGAGACGACCGGCGAGATATTCGAGCTGGGGGACCTGAAGGCGGCGACCGAAGAGCAGATCGGATGCGCGCTGCCGGTGTCGATGACGTCGGTCACGCAATCGGACGGCGTCCATCTGATCTATCGTCAGCCGTCCGGCGAGCAGATCATCAATCGCGGCAATCTGCCACGGCATGTCGATGTGCGCGGCAGGGGCGGCTATATCATCGCCCCGCCGAGCATATTGTACCGCGCGGACGGCAGCGAGGGGCGCTATCGCTGGCTGGCGGGCCGGCAGGATGATCCGGTGGAAGCGCCGGAAGCGTTGATCGCAGCCCTGCGCGAGCGCGGGACGCGCACGCCGACCAAGAACGTCGCCGGCGGGACGCCGGCGGCCTCATCGCCTCCATCCCCTTCCTCGCGCTCCTCCCTTCCACCCTCGGGGGGAACAGGCGCGACCCTTCCGGACGTTTCCGACGCGATCCGCAAATATGCGCTGACGGCGCTGGAAGCCGAATGCCGCGAGCTGGCGGCGACGCCGAAGGGCGGCGGGCGCTATAATGGCCGCAACCAGGGGATCTACCATGCGGGGCTGAAAATGGGCTCGCTGGTGGCGGCCGGCGCGATCAGCGAGGGCGTGGCGCGCGCGTCGATCCAGGACGTGATCGACCGGATGCCGGCGAATGACGATCCCGATGGCGCGCGCGCGACGCTCGATCGCGGCCTGCGCGACGGGGCGGCCAATCCGCGCGACCTGCGCGAGATCGAGGAGACCGCGAGGGGGCGTTCGAGCCGCCCGCGATCCGCCTCGGGCTCTCGCCTTCGCTCCCCCGCCCCCGCCCAGGGGGAAGCCTCGCAAAGCTTCCGGTCGGAAGGGAAGGCGCCCGATGATGCCGATGGGGGCCGGGGGGGCGATGATGAGGATGATGAAGATGAGATCATGCGGCGGTGTGTGTTCCGGCCGCATACCGACCTGGGCAATGCCGAGCGATTTCTAGAGCGCTACGGCCGCGATTTCCGATGGTCGCCATCGCTGGGCTGGCTGGGATGGGACGGACGGCGCTGGGCGATGCTCGAAGATGATGCGGCCGACAAGAACAGCGTGCCGGCCGAGGTGATGATGGCGATCTACCTGACGGTGCGCGCCATCCAGGATGAGGCAGAATATGTGGCGATGTCGGGGGTTAAGCAGCCCGCCTTCGAGCTTGACGACGACCGCGTCACGCCGCGCGACAAGCGCCAATGGGAGCTTTACCTCGAAACCGGCGAACAGCCCGACGCGCTCGATTACGTGCTCGACACGCGCGGCTATCCGCTCTGGTCCGAAGTGATCCGCAAATGGGGGCGGACGACCGAGGCGGCGGGCAAGATATCAGCGATCGCCAAGCTCGCACGGCCGAAGCTGGCGGTGCGCGTCGCCGCACTCGATGCCGATCCGTTCGCGATCAACGTCAACAATGGGACGCTCCGGTTCAGCCGGACCTGGGTGGACGGCCGATGGAAGGCTTCGATGGAGCGCACGGCGCACCGGCGCGAGGATCTGATCACCAAGCTGGCGCCGGTTGATTATGATCCGGACGCGCTCTGCCCGCTCTATGACGATCTGATGGAATGGGCGCAGCCCAAGGCCGATATGCGCCGCTACATCCATGCGTGGGGCGGCTATTCGATGTCCGCCCATGTCGGCGAACAGAAGCTGCAATTCTGGTACGGCATGGGCGGCAACGGCAAATCGACCGTGATCGACGCGTGGTGCGCCGCCTATGGCGACTATAGCGATACGATCCCGATCGAAAGCTTCCTCGACCAGGGGATCAAGAAGCGCGGCGATCAGGCCTCGCCCGATCTCGCCAAGCTTGCGGGATGCCGCCTGCTGCGCACCTCGGAACCCGACGAAGGGGGCAAGCTGGCCACGGGCCTGATCAAGCTGGTGACGGGCGGCGAGCCGGTGCCGGTGCGGCATCTGAACCGCGGCTTCTTCAATATGAAGGTGATGTTCAAGCTCACCGTTTCGGGCAACCACAAGCCCGACATCCGCCAGACCGACGACGGCATATGGCGGCGCGTGAAGCTGGTCTATTGGGGCGAGCAGGTGCGCGACGAAATGAACCCCAACGGGACGCGCGACAAGGATGCGGACCTGCCGCAGAAGCTGCTCAAGGAATTGAGCGGGATCTTCAACCGGCTCGTCTGCGGGCTGATGGACTGGCTCGAAAACGGGCTTGTCGAGGCGGCCGACGTGACGACCGATACGATGCAGTACCGGACGGAGAATGATCCGTTGGCGCGCTTCATGCGGCTGTGCACGGTGCCCGATCCGGATGCGACAGTGCGTTCGTCCAAGCTCTACGAGCTGTTCCAGGCATGGTGCAAGGTGGCCGACGAAACCGAGTGGAAGCAGAAGGGCTTCAGCCGGGCGATGCTCGCCAAGGGCTACAAGAAGAAACAGAGCGACGGGATGCACTGGCTCGGCCTCCGCATGGTGCGCGAGCCGCGCGAGTTCGTCGACGAGCTTACGGGCAAGCCGATCGAGTTCAGCCTGCCCGACGATGAGGGCGTCGCGCCGCCTCCGACGCCGCCTCCCAAGCCCCGCGATGCGGCGGTTTGGGGCGATCCCGATGACGGGTTCCGCACCTCCGATGACGATGACGAACCGCTCTGATCCTTCCGGCCGGAAGGATCACGGAAGGGTGAACGGAAGGTTTGAATGGCGGATTTCTGCGCCTTTGGAAGGATCGGAAGGGTTTGAAGGCGTGGCTTCGCACATATGTGCGGGCGGGTGCGCGCGCAGGCGCGCTTGCACAAACCCCTATATATCCTTCCAATCCTTCCAACCCTTCCGAGAATGTAAGTAAGTGTTTGAGATAAAGGGGTTTGTTATGGGTGGCTGCGATGACCGATCATTCCACGATGCTTCCGCGATGGTTCCGGCGGGGTTCATGCGCATTGCCGACGTGGAGGCGCGGCTAATCGAGGCCATGGAGGTGCTGTTGCGGTCTCCCGATCGCGAGGGCGGGTGGATCGGGAGCCGCGGTTCGTCGATCTGGCGGATGGTGCAGGACGATCTGAGCGAGGCGGCGCCCGACGATCGGCCGATCGTGACCTGCGCCTTCACCCGCCAGCAGCAGGACCGCGCGACCGAGGCGCTCGGCTGGGTGGCCAAGTGGGTGCCGGCGGGTACGACCCGCAAGGTGGTGGCGCGGGTGCTGATCGCGCATGTGCTCGATGACGATGCGCGCGTCGACTGGTCCGACGTGTGGATGCGGATGGGCGGGGCGCCCTCGGGCTGGACTACGGAAGGGCTGCGCAAGCGCTATGGCAGGGCTTTGACGGTGATCTGCAACGCGCTGAACGCTAGGCGTTCTGCGGCCTAGAGGCCGTCAAGCCCTAGAATATGCGCCGATGCGAATTTTTCATGTCCGTTTCTAGGGGGTTTTGAGCGTATTAGTCGCTACGTTCGGGGAACCCCTCTGGCGAGGGCTTCATCGGGCATCCTCTCCTAGTTGAACCTCGCCGCGCCCGCCTTCGATCCGATCGAGGCGGGCGCGGTGCGTTGTGGGTGATGTCGTGGGCAAGCTGACACGCATGCCGTCGCGCTTGGCGTCGATGCCGCCGTTGCTGGCGTCCGCGCCGGTCACCCGCCAAGAGCGCGACCGCTATCGCGACGCGCAGGAGTGGCGGAAGTGGTACAAAACGGCGCGGTGGCAGAAGCTGCGCTGGGCGGTGTTGGGGCGCGACCTGTTCACCTGCCAGAAGTGCAAGCGGGTCGAGGCCGACAGCTCGAAGCTGGTGGCCGATCATCGGAAGCGGCATCGCGGCACGGCCGAGCTGTTCTGGGACATCGCGAACCTGTGGACGCTCTGCAAGCCGTGTCACGACAGCTGGAAGCAGGCGGAGGAGAGCGGCGGGCGCGGGTGACCGCGCCGATGCGAGAGGGGGGGGTGGGTCGATCCTTCGGGCCGCCCGACCCCCTAGACCGCACCCGATCCCATTTGGAGATTTTTTTCTTGGCCGACCGGTTTTTCGACTTGCTCGGGGACGAGATCCCGCCCGAGCATACCGGTCGCGGTCGGCCCCCGCATGTCGTGACAGATGAAAAACGCTTGAAAGTCATGCTGTTACTGGCTCTCGAAAAAACTGAGGATCAGATTGCGGCGGCGATCGGGATCACCGCGCCGACCTTGCGGAAGCATTATTTTCGTCTTCTCAAGGTGCGCGATGATGCGCGTCTCAGGCTCGACGGTGAGATCATCGCGACGCTCGCCCGCGAGGCCGCCGGCGGCAATGTCGGTGCGTTGAAAGAGCTGAACCGGCTGCTCGACAAACACGACCATGCCAAACTGTCGAAGGCGATGACGACGCGGCAGGGGCAGGCGCCGGCTGCGTCCCAGCCTGTGCCCATGGGGAAAAAGGAAAAGGCGAAGGCCGACGCGGGCCGGGTGGGCGGCATCTTCGCGCCGCCGCCGCAACCGCGTCTGGTGAACTGACATGAAGGTTCAGCCGTCATGGTCGACGGCGTGCCTGGATTGGGAAGAGAGGATCGTCGACCGCCGGTCGCTGATCCCGCTCGACCCGCTGTTTCCCGATGAGGCGGAAGCGGCGCTCGCCGTGTTCAAGTCGCTTCGGATTTTCGACGTGCCGGGTCAGCCGACGTTCGGCGAAGCCTGCGAGCCGTTCGTGTTCGACTTCGTGGCCGCGATCTTCGGTGCCTATGATGTGGACAACGCCCGTCGCCTGATCAACGAGTTCCTGTTGCTGATCAGCAAGAAGAACGCGAAGTCGACGATTGCGGCCGGCATCATGATCACCGCCCTGGTGCGGAACTGGCGGCACGGCGCCGAGCTGCTGGTGCTGGCTCCGACCAAGGAAGTTGCGAACAACGTCTTCACCCCGGCGATGTGGATGGTGAAGCTCGATCCCGATCTGACCCGGCTGCTCAAGCCGGTCGAGCATATGCGGATCATCAAGCACTTCCTCACGCAGGCCGAGCTGAAGGTGGTCGCGGCCGACACCGAAATCGTGTCGGGCAAGAAGGCGGCGTTCGTGCTGGTCGAGGAGCTTTGGCTGTTCGGCAAGCGGGCCAATGCATCGTCGATGCTGATGGAGGCGACGGGCGGCCTGGTCTCGCGGCCGGAAGGGTTCGTCGTCTATCTGACGACGCATAGCGACGAAAGCCCGGCCGGGGTTTTCAAGGAAAAGCTCGACCTGTTCCGGTCGATCCGGGACGGCGAGCTGGTCGATCCGCGCAAGATCGGCATGTTGTACGAATGGCCCGAGGCGATGCTGGAGGCCGATGCGTATCTCGATCCGGCCAACTTCTATGTGACCAATCCGAACCTTGGCCGATCGGTCGACGCGGAGTGGTTGAAGGAGAAGCTGGCCGAGGCGATGCGTGGCGACGGGGAAGGCAAGCAGGTCTTTCTCGCCAAGCATCTGAACGTCGAGATCGGGTTGCGACTTGGCCGACATCGCTGGCGCGGGGCGGATCATTGGGAGGCGGCGCACGCGGTCGAGCTGGTCGGGCTCGCGGAGCTGCTGGCGCGGGCCGAGGTGGCGACGGTCGGGATCGACGGCGGCGGGCTCGACGATCTGTTCGGTTTCTGCATCATCGGCCGGTGCCGTGAGACCAAGCGGTGGATGGTGTGGGTCAAGGCCTGGGCGCATCCTTCGGTGCTCGATCTGCGCAAGGAGATCGCGCCTCGCCTGAAGGATTTTGTCAAACAGGGCGATCTCGTGTTGATAGAGGAGCCCGATCAGGATCTGCGCGAGGTCGCGGACCTGATTGTCATGCTCTACGGCCAGGGGCTGTTGCCGGCGGAATATGGCGTCGGGGTCGACCCAGCTGGGATCACGGCGCTGATTGACGAAGTGATGGGGCGGCCGGAATTGGCCGGCCTCGACAAGCTGATGGTGCCGGTGCCGCAGGGCTATCGGCTGTCACCAAATATCTGGGGCGCCGAGCGCCGGTTAAGCAACGGAATGCTGGTGCATTGCGGGCAGGATCTGCTGGCCTGGTGCGTCGGCAACGCGAAAGCGGAACAGAGGGGAAGCGCGGTGGTGATCGAGAAGGCGACAGCGGGAAAGTCGAAGATCGACCCGCTGATCGCCATGTTCAACGCCTTTCACCTCATGAGCCGGAATCCGATAGGCAACATCCCGGCGACTTCGCCGTGGGATGATCCGACCTTCACCCTGGCGGGAGCGGCTTGATGGGGATGATTGCCCGCTTGCTGGGCCGGGAGGAGCGTTCGGGCAATCCGCTCGAAAATCCGTCGATCCCGATCAGCGCCAGCTACGACGATTTCATGGCCTTCTTCGGCCAGATAGATCCGAAGGTGAAGCTGCCGCCGGTCACGATCGAGACGGCGCTCGAAGTCCCGGCGGTATTGGCGGCGGTATCGTTTTTGTCGCGAACGCTGGCGAGTTTGCCGCTGCATACAAACAAAACGGTCGACGGCGAGGAGCAGCATGTCGGCGGTGAGCTGGAAATGCTCCTGAATGAAGCGCCGAACCCGGAGTGGACCAGCTTCGAATGGCGACGCTACTCCTGGCAGCAAGTATTCACCGGTGGCCGTGGCGTCACATGGATCGAACGCAGCGGGTCGAAGGTCGTCGCGCTATGGCCGATGGACCCGACCAAGACGACGGTGCGTCGGCAGAACGGTCGAAAGATCTATCGCTTCGAGAATAAGGAATATCCGGCCGCCGAGGTGATCGACGTGCCGTTCATGCTGAAGGCCAATCAGCTCGACGCTTATGGGCCGATCATGAAAGGGCGCAAGGCGATCGGCCTCGCGCTGGCGATGAACGATTTCGCGGCGTCATTCTTCGGCAGCGGCGGCATTCCGCCGCTTGTGATGGAAGGGCCGCAACCCGAGGGACCGGACGGCTTCAAGCGGGCAATGGATCAGATCCAGCGCGCGATCGAAAATGCGCGGAAGTCCGGAGCTCCGTTCTTCGGCATGCCGCCGGCGCACTCTTTAAAAGCCATTGGCATCGATCCCGACAAGGGGCAGATGACCGAGGCCCGGTTGTTCCAACTTCAGGAAATCGCACGGCTCTATCAGCTGCCGCCGGTATTCCTGCAGGATCTCAGCAAAGGTACGTTCACCAACACCGAGCAGCAGGATCTGCAGCTGGTGAAGCACGTGATTGCGGATTGGGCGAAGGCGTTCGAAGACGAGCTGAACCTGAAGCTGTTCGGGCAGCGGCGCCGTTCCCGTTCGGTGAAGCACAATCTCGACGGAAAGCAGCGCGGCGACTTCAAGACCCGGATCGAGGGCATCGGCCGCGCGATCCAGACCGGCCAGCTCACGCCGAACGAAGCCCGCGCGCTCGAAAACCGCGCACCGCTCGAAAATGGCGACAAGCTCTACATGCAGGGGGCGACGGTGCCGCTCGGCACGATGGCGGCCCCGATCGGCCATAATGGCGGGCCGGCGCTCGACGACGACAATGGAGGCAGGGCGAATGACGACGCGTGAAAGGCGGGCGAATCTCGGCGCGGTCGAAATCCGCTCGGCCGAGAATGACGGCGAGCGAACCGCGACCGGCTATGCCGCCGTGTTCAACAGCGAGGTCGATATCGGGGGCTATTGGCGGGAACGGATCGCGCCGGGCGCCTTCACCAAGACATTGCGCGAGCGCGATATCGTCGCTGTGCATTCGCACGACACCGGCCGGGTCGTCGGCCGCACCGGGGCGGGCACACTGTCGCTTCGCGAGGACGATCGCGGGCTCTATTTCGAGAACAGCCTGCCCGACACGACGGACGGCCGAGACCTACGCGTCCAGATCGACCGAGGCGATATCGCCGGCATGTCGTTCGCATTTATCTCGCGCCGCGAGGAATGGAACGAAACCGTCGATCCGCCGCTGCGGACCATCTTCGAAGCCGATCTGTACGAGATCACCTATACCGCCTGCCCGGCCTATCCCGACACCGAAGTGGGGCTTCGTTCGCTCGAAGGCATCCGGAACGAGCGGCGCCAGCACAACAGCCGTGCGGCGAGCCATCGCATAGCGGCCCGCCGCGCCCGCCAAGCCCAGCTGGAGCGCGGCATCAACTGATTACCCGGCGCAAGCCGGAGGTGGCGCAAGCGTTCCCGCTTCGCCCTCGTCGCCCGCTTCGGCGGGCTTTTTCATGTGAAGGAGGCTTAGATGCCCACTCTTACTGAACTGCACCAAAAGCGGGGAACGCTGGTCACTCAGGCCCGCTCCGCGCTGGAGGAAATCCGCACCAACACCGACGAGGCCCGCACGGCGGAACTGGAACAGCGCCACGACACGATCATCGGGGAGGTCGACCAGCTCGACCGCGAGATTGCCCGCGAACAGCGTATGGCGAAGCTGGAGCGCGAGGAGGAAGAGCGCCGTGCCGCACGGCGCCCGATCGGCAGTGACGGCGAGAGCCGCGGCCAGGATGAAGGCGATCAGCTGACTTATCGCTCGGCCTTCACGAACTGGATGCGCACGGGCTGCGATATTTCCGCGGTCACTGCGGAAGAGCGCGACATGCTTCGGCGCGGCCATCAGGAGCTTCGCGTGCAGGTTGCCGGCACCGCTGCCGCAGGCGGCTATACGGTGCCGATCGAACTGGCCGCCGAGATCGTCAAGACGATGAAGGACTGGGGGCCGATGTACGATGGCGACATCGTGCGCGAAATCACTACCGGTTCCGGCAACGAGTTCGACATTCCGACCAACGACGACACCGCCAATTCGGCGGCGGCGCTGGCTGAAGGCGCGGACCTGACCGACGACAACAGCGGCGATCTGGTTTTCGGTACCAAGCGGCTCGACGCCTATGTCGACGCGACCCCGTGGGTGAAGATCAGCTTTGAGCTGTTGCAGGATTCGGCGTTCGATATCGAAGAGTTCTTGGGCGACGCGCTTGGCGAACGGCTCGGCCGGCGCACCAACGGCAAGTTGACGGTCGGCACCGGCGCCGGGCAGGCGAATGGCGTTGTCACCGCCTCGTCACTCGGCAAGACGGCCGCCGCTGTCGCGGCGATCACGGCCGACGAGATGATGGACCTTCAGCATTCGGTCAACGCGGCATATCGCCGGAGCCCGAAGGCGCGATGGATGTTTGCGGACGCTACGCTGCTTGCACTTCGTAAGCTGAAGGATGGCCAGGGCAATTATCTCTGGCAGATGGGCGATATCCGCGTCGGCGCGCCGCCCATGCTGCTCGACCATCCCTATTCGATTAACGACGACGTACCGGCGATTGCGACCGGAAACCGTGCGGTGATCTTCGGAGATTTCAGCCGCTACTGGGTGCGCAAGGTCGGCTCGCCGCTGATCGGCAACGTCCGCGAGCGTTTCTGGCCGAAGATCGGCCTCGCCGGACTCATCCGCTATGATGGCGAGCTGGTCGACAGCGCCGCCATCAAGCACCTCAAGCTCGCCTGATCGGCGCCCGGTGGCGGGTGATCCCCGCCACCGGAATTGGAGGACGTTCCATGAAGATCCGCATGCTGACCAGCCTTTCGGGGCCGCATATCGCACTCGCCCCCGGCGACACGCACGAGTGCGACGACGACGAGGCCGCGCGCCTGATCGAGGCCGGTTTTGCCGAGGCGCTTCCGGACGAGCAGCCCGCGCCTGCGCCCAAGCCCCGCGCATCGCGGGCGGGCAAGGGCAGCTGAGCGATGTGGCAATCGCCCGTCATCGTCGAGCCGCCTGCCGAGCAGCTGGTCACGCTGGCGGAGGCGAAGGATGCGTGCCGGCTTGGGGCCGGCGCGACATCGTTCGATGCGCATCTGGCGATCCTGCTGGCGGCGGCGATCGATGAGGTTGAGGGGATGACGGGGCAGCGGATTTCGGCGCAGACGGTGTCGATCGCGTGCAGCGATTTCGCCGATCTCGCGCATCTGCCGATCGGGCCGGTGGCCGCGGTGTCGTCGCTTTCCTATCTCGATCCGCTCGGCGACCCGCAGCTGATCGCGGCCGAGAGCTATAGCCTGATCGGCGGCGAACTGGATTGGGCGATCCGGCCCGCGCCTGACTATAGCTGGCCCTCGCCGCTCGGCGTGGCCGACGCGGTGCGGCTACAGCTCATCGTAGGATACGAGGCGATCGACGACCTGCCGCCCAGCCTCAGGGCGGCGGTGCTGCTGCATGCGCAGGCGGCGTTCAATGGCCGCTCGTTCGATATCGCGGCTATGCTGGTCAATCAGCGGGTTTACGGATGAGCGTGCCGTTCACCTCGACCGATCTTGATCGGGAAGTCCGAATCGAGCGTCCCGTCGCCGATGATGCGCTTGATGGTGCGGGCTCCGGTAGCTGGCTTCTGGTCACGACGGTAGCTGCCCAGGTACGCGATATTCTGCCGAGCCGGAGCGAGGACGCCACTGCCGGGATGCCCTCGCAAACCCGTCGCGCTCGTGTCCGCATGTGGTTCCTCGACGACATTAACCCCGACATGCGGTTCGTGATGGGAAATCGGATCATGCAGATCATCTCCGGTCCTGCCGAACTGGGCCGGCGCGAAGGGCTCGAATTCATGGTCGAGGATTATCGGCCGGCCGGGAATCCGGCCTGATGGTCAGCGTGAAGGGGCGGAGCGAGGTCAAGCAGTTCCTGCGGCAGACCCCAGACCGGCTCAAGCGGGTGTTGCGGGCCGCGGGCCGCGAGGGCGCGGGCGTGATCGCGGAGGAAGCGAAGCGGCTGTCGGTATCGTCCGAGGTGAGCGGCTCGATCGCGATCACGGTGCGCACGGTGGAAGGGCAGATCGTCGCCAAAGTCCAGACCAAGGGGCGCGGCGCGTTCATCGCGCCATGGCTCGAATATGGCACCGATCCGCACTTCATCAGTGTTGATGAGAGCCAGCGCGGCGGGCGATCGGTGCGGCGGATCAACGAGTTGCACAAGGCGGGTACGCTGGTGATCGCGGGGCGGTTCGTGGGCGACACGGTACATCATCCGGGCGCGCGACCGTATCCTTTCCTGCGGCCCGCGCTCGACCTCAAGGAGGGCGAGGCTGTCGCCGCGGCCCAGGCCTATATCGACGCACATATCACCCGCTCGGGGATCCGCGATCCCGGTGCGACGGGGGATGGCGAGTGACTGGGGCGGATATCGTCGGCGCACTGCTGCGCGCGCACGCGCCATTGCTGGCGAAGGTGCCGCCCGCGCAGATCAAGCTTGGCCGGTTGCCCGAAGGGGCGGCCTTGCCGGCGGTGCTGATCCGCATGGTGAGCAGTGTCGAGCGCCCAACGCTCGTGCGCGGGGCCAAGGTGCGCACGACGGATCGGGTCGGGGTGGCGGTGCGGGCGGAGAGCTACCGCGATCAGGTTGAGATCATTCGGATCGTCCGTTCGGCCTGTGCGGGCCGGGTCGGCAATATCGGCGGTGGGGAGCGGGTGTCGATCCTGTCCGCCGGCACCGGCCCCGACGTGATCGGGCCGGGCAACAGCTTCGAGCAGACGCAGGATTTCCGGGTCAGTTTCGACGCGGACGCCTGACTTTCAAGAGGAGACGAGCAATGGCGGAAAAGTCGAAGACGAAAGAGGCCTACATCATCAGGGACTTCAACGATGCCGGCGAAGAGCTGCGGTTCACCAAGGGTGAGATCGTGCAGATCGAGGCAGGCGCCTTTCTGAATTACGAGGCGGCCGGCCTGGTCCGCGCGCCGACGAACGAAGACAAGGTCGCGCCAAAGTCGGCGGCCTGATCCTTTCCCGCTCACGGGAAACCATGCCGGGCTGATCCGGCTCGCCAAAAGGAGTAACCAAGATGTCATCGCAGACTTCGGCGGGCTCGAAGCTCGCCATCTCGGCCGCGCTGCCCGCGACCGAGGACGCCGCCGGCTACACCGCCCTGACCTTCACCCAGATCAACGGCGTCGAAAAGATCGGCGCGATCGGTGCGAGTACCAACAAGGTCGAGTTTCAGCCGCTCAACGGACCCAAGGAAAAGCACAAGGGCTCGACCGATTATGGTTCGCTGCAACCCAGCATGGCCTATGACGACGCCGATGCCGGGCAGACGCTGGTGCGGACGGCAGCCGATCCGACAAACAACAGCCTCTATTCGTTCAAAGTGACCTTCCCCGATGGCGCGATCCGCTATTCGCAGGGTCGCGTGTTCGGCTTTCCGGAATCGATCGAAGGCGCCGACAATGTGCTGATGGCGACGCCGACGATCGAGTTGAGCAAAAAGGTCGTCAAGGTCGCGGCTCCGTAAGATCCCGGCGCGCCTGCGACAGCGCCACACCTCTGATCTCATCACCAGTTCGAGCCATCCAGCTCGATGAACCGCATCGGCCCGCCCAGCTCATCGCAGGTGTCGCGGCGGGCCGGTGCACCCTGCCTTCCTGCGAAAGGATTGAAGTACCATGTTCGACATCTCCGCCGACGCGCTGATCGATATCGCGCCGATCCACCTCAAGAACAGCGCCGGCGACTATGCCTATGCCGGGCCGAACCTTCCGGTTCGCATCAACCTCTATGGCCCCGGCAGCGAGCAGTTCGCGATGGTCGAGGCGCGGCAGGCGCAGCGCGCGGTCAAGCGCATGCAGGACAATGACAACAAGGTGACTTTGCCGCCGCCTGAGGAGCGTACGCGCGAACAGGCCGAGGATCTGGCCGACCTCACGGACAGCTTCGAGAATTTCGACTATCCTGCCCCCGGCAAGAGCGGTCGCGATCTGTTCATGGCCTTCTATGCCGACAAGAAAATGGTTCATTATCACCGCCAGGTGCTCAAGGCGATTAACGACGCGGGAAACTGGCGGCCCGGCGCCGCCGGGACCGCGAAGAACGGCTGATCCTCCACATCCGCTATCTGGCGTGGCTGCAAGCCACGCCGAAACCTGATCCGCGCACGAAGCGTGCCCAGGGCAATGACGATCGGCCGCAAGCGAGCCGGATCGCGCGGATGTTGCGGGGCGGCGCCATCCCGGCGATGCCGCCCAATCCGGCTCCGCATATCGTCAACGCGCTACTCGATATCGGGCTGGTGCAGGCGACAGCCATGGGTGCGGCACCGCTGAGTTGGCAGGAGATCGAGGCCTGGCAGCGCCTGACCCGGTCTCCGCTCAGCCCCGTAGAGGCACGTCTGATCCGGCGGCTCTCGACCGAATATCTGGCCGAGAGCCGGCGCGCCGAAAGCGAGAATTGCCCGCCACCATGGCGGGCGCCGACGACGCAGCGCGAGGTTGATACCGAAGAGGCGCGGTTGCGGATGGTGTTGGGGTGATCCGTCGGATCACCCTATTTTTTCAGCGAAGGGAGTTGCCGGATGGACGATGGCGGTGCTCCGACACTCGAGGTCGGCTTTGCGATCGATTTCGCCAACAGCTTCGTAGAGATGGCGCGGCTCGAAGGCATCATCGACAACGGCACTGCACGGGTGCTCGCCGAGTTCGCCAAGCTCGAACGGGCCTCGACCGGGCTGCTCAACCTCGACGGCTCGGTGGTTTCGGTAAAGTCGTTTGGTGACGCCACCACGCGCGAGGCGCGCAACGCGGCGCGCGAACTGGCGAAGATCGAGACAGCCGGCGAGCGCCTCGTCCGACAGCTCGAGCGCCAGAATGCGACGATGGGCAAAACGCGGAACGAGATCCTCGCGATGGACGCCGCCGCCGCCGCGCTTGCGGCCGAGGAGAAGGGCTTGACCGAGCTGGCTGGTCGACTGACTACGCAGCATCAAGCCTTGGCAAACGCCACGGGCAAAATCGGCGGAACCTCGCGGGCGAGCGCGCAGAATCTGGCGCAGCTGTCGTTCCAGATGAACGATGTGTTCGTCGGGCTGGCCTCGGGCCAGAAGCCGATGACAGTGTTCATCCAGCAGGGTGCGCAGATCTTCCAGATTGCCCAGATGACCGAGGGTGGGCTTGTCGGGCTGTCACGCGCCGCCTTCGCGGCGATCCTGCCTTTCGCGCCGCTCGCGGCGGGGCTGGCGGTTGCTGCCGGCGGTTTCGCGCTGTTCGAGCGGGCAATATCTAAGGGTGTCGACACCAACGCTCTGGTGAACAGCCTCGGCCTCACCCACAAGGAAATCAAGCGGCTGAAGGATGTCTCGGTCGATGCCGGCGACGTGATTAGTGCGAGCTTCCAGGTGCTCGCCAAGAATGTCGGCATCAACCTGTCCGGGATGACGCAATGGTTCGGCCAGTCGCTCGACTATATGACGACGGTCGGTCGTCAGGCGCTCGCCTCCCTCTATTCGCAGTTCGTGGGCACGTTCCGGGCGATCGGAATCATCGTGCGCGACGTGTTCGCCGGCAAGGCGATCGGCGACATCCTCGCCGATGTCGGGCATGGCTACACCGCCGCCTTCAAGGAGGCAGATGCGGCGATGGTCCGTTTCGGGGCGGCCGTGACCAAGCAAGTCCGTTCGAACAAGCTGGCCGAGCTGCAGAAGCAGGCCGCGGCGATCAAGGCCGACCGCACCCCGAAAACGGATCACCATGCAGAGCAGCTCGAGCGTGAGGCGAAGGCGACCGAGGCGCAGATCCGCAATCTCTACGATCTGGCCAAAGCCTATCGGGCATCCGATGCAGCGGCGCTGATCGCCGAGGCCCGCGTGAAGGCCGAGAGCGAGGCGATCAAGAAACAGGCGAATATCGCCGCCGCGGTCGACCGGCTGGTGCGGCTCGCGATCGCGCAGCGGGTGGCCGATGGCGAGAAGGCGATGGCCGCGGCGCGCGGGCAGGCCGCCGCGCAGGAAGAAGTCAACAGGCTGGTCGCGGCCGGACTGGTGCCGGCGGCGCGCGCGGCCGAGCAGGTGCGCGACCGGATCGCCGATCTGCCGCTGCTCGTAGCCCTGCAAGCCGCCCAGCAGCAGGGCCTGGCGAAGGAGGCGGCTGCAGCGACGCAGGCGCTCGACGATCAGCGGACGGCGCGTGAGCGACTGAGGGCGGCCGAGGCCGATGCGAGCTTCAATGCCGCGCAGTCATCGGCGCAGGACCGTCTCGACATGATCTCGCTCGAAACCCGCCTGATCGGCGAGAATGAGGCCGCGCGGGTGCATGCCCTGGCGACCCTGAAAGCATGGCAGGAAGCCCAGGCACAGGGCTGGGACATCGATCAGCAGCTTGAATATGTCCGCACCCAGGTGGCGCTTGCCGATGCGATGCAGAAGCTCTCGACCTCGCAGGCGCAGTTCAACGGCGACCTGCGGCTGACGGCGGAACTGGCAGACTCTCTCGGCGACAGCCTGGCCAAGGCCTTCGGCAAGGGCGGTGCGGCGCTGGGCGACATGGTCAAGATCCTGGGGACCTATGGCGACCGCCAGGCCGAGATCGACAAGCAGGTCAATGCCGGAAACTATACCCGCGATCAGGGGATCAAGAAGTCGGCCGACCTGCAGCTCACCTCGCTGCTCGACCTCACCGGGGCGGCGAAGGGGCTCTTCAAGGAGCATAGCGCGGGCTACAAGGCGATGGAGGCGGCCGAAAAGGCGCTGACGATCGTGCAGATCGCGCGCACGGCGGTGGCGGTTGCCGAGGGCGCGGCGAACATGTTCGCGGCGGCGGGGCCGGGCGGGTTCCCGCTGGTCGCGGCGATGCTCGGCGTGATGGCCTCTCTGGGCTTCGCCGGCGGTGGCGGTGGCGGGGCCGCGCCCAAGTATAATGACGGCAAGGGCACCGTGTTCGGCGACAGCGACGCGAAGAGCGACAGTATCAAGCGGTCGCTCGACCTGCTCGGCGATATCGATACCGACATGCTCGCGGTGTCGCGGCAGATGGCGGCGAGCCTCAAGAATATCGAATCGCAGATCGGCGGGGTGACCAACCTCGTGCTGCGCAACGGCCTCGACAATGTCGAAGGCAAGCTCGGTGTCCAGACCGGGTTCAAGCCCGACGCAATCGGGAAGGCGCTCGGCGCCGCGCCCGGCGCGCTGGTGGGCAGCGTGCTCGGATCGCTGATGGCCGGACCGCTCGGCGCGGTCCTCGGCCATGCGGTGGGGGCGCTGTTCAGCAAGGTGATCTACAAGATCCCCGTCCTCGGCGACATCCTCGGCGGGATCGGCAAGATCTTCGGCTCGCTGTTCGGCACCAAGACGAAGGTGGTCGGCAGCGGTATCTTCGGCGGCCCGCAGAGTTTTGGCGACATCGAGGATCTGGGCTTCGCGGGGCAGAGCTTCGTCGACATCAAGAGGACGAAGAAGTTCCTTGGGGTCAGCACCGGCAGCAAATACAAGACCAAGTTCGGCGATCTCGATGACAGTATCGAGCAGCAGTTCGGGCTGCTGCTGACCAGCTTCGGCGACGCGATCAAGCTCGCCGCCGGGCCGCTCGGGCTCGATCTCGACGCGATCACGGCCAAGCTCGACAGTTTCGTCGTCGATATCGGCAAGATTGACCTGAAGGGACTGTCGGGCGACGAGATCCAGGAGAAGCTCGAAGCCGTGTTCGGCGCGCAGGCCGACAAGATGGCGCAGTTCGCGATTGCCGGGCTGGAGAAGTTCCAGAAGGTCGGCGAGGGCTATTTCGAGACGCTGGTGCGGGTCGCCTCGACGGTCGAGGTGGTGACGAGCTCGCTGCAGCTGCTCGGGCTGTCGGCGCAGTCGATCGGCCTCGACGCGAGCATGGCGATCTCGGGCTTCTTCGACAGCGTGTCCGATTATCAGAGCGCTGCGGGCGCCTATTTCGAGACCTATTATTCGGAGGCCGAGCAGACCGCGGCGAAGACCGCGGCGCTGGGAAAGGTGTTCGCGAGCCTCGGCGTCGCGATGCCCGACAGCATCGCCGGCTTCCGGGCGCTGGTCGAGGCGCAGGATCTGGGCACCGCGGCCGGGCAGCAGCTCTATGCCCAGCTGCTCCAGATCGCCCCGGCCTTCGCCGAGGTGGCGAATGCCGGGCGCAGCGCGGCGAGTGCGGCGGCGATCCTGCGCGAGCGGCAGGACCTACAGAAGCAGATCTGGGAGCTGGAGGGCAATACCGCCGCGATCCGCAAGGCCGAGATCGACGCGCTCGACCCGTCGAACCGCGCGCTGCTTGAGCGGATCTATGCGCTCAAGGATCAGCAGGCGGCGGAGGCGGCGGCCGAGCAACGGAGGGCGGCGGCAGCCCAGCGTGCGCAGGAAGCCGCGCAGGCCGCCAAGCAGCTCGCCGATGCCTGGAAATCGGCCGGGGATTCGATCCTCGAGGAGATCAACCGCATCCGGGGGCTGTCCCAGTCCCAGGGGCAGAGCTATGCCCAGCTGCTCGGCCAGTTCGACGCGGCCAATTTCGCAGCGCGGAAGGGCGATATCGATGCTGCGAAGGCTCTGCCCGGCCTGTCCAAGGCCCTGCTCGATATGGCGGCCGGCATGGCGACGAGCAGCCTCGACCTGATCGATATGCAGAATCAGGCCGCTGCCGCGCTCGCCACGACTTACGCTGTGATCGGTGGCGGGGCGGTGAGCAGCCCTGCAACCACGGCCGGACAATCACAAAGCTGGTGGCAGAAATTCTCATCCAGCCAAGTGCCCAGCGCCGGCGCGAGCGCCAACGATGATCTTGTGGCTGAGTTGCGGAGCGTGCGGGCGGAGCTTGCCGACACCAAGGAGAGGCTCACTGCTCGGCTCGATAAGATCGTCACCGCTGACGAGAAAACGGCCAATGTGCTCGATCGCGCCGCGCGGCTCGCGAATGCTGAGGGAACGCCCGGTGCGCTCGCGACTACCGAGGTGGCGGCATGAAGCTGATCGAGCCGACCGCGGTCACGGCCGGGATGCTGATTTCGTCGAACGTCGCTGACAATGAGTGGTGGAAGGAGCCGGGCATCGCGCTGGGCGCGTACAATGCCGGGACGAACTACGGGGTCGGGGTGCGCGTGACGAGCGGGGGCCGAGTCTACAAGAGCATTGTCACGCCGAACACTGGCCACGCCGTGACGGACCCGGCCTATTGGTCGGATCAGGGGCCGACCAACCGCTGGGCAGCGCTCGACGAAGGGGTTGGCTCAATCTCGCGCCGCCTCGGCAGCATGCAATATGTGATCGAGCCGGGCGGGATCGATGCGCTGGCGATTCTTGATTGCGACGGCGAGACCGCGACGTTGAGCGTGAGCCGAGGCGGTGTCGAAATCTGGAGCGCCACCAAGTCGTTCAATGCGGGCGGGCGGGCGATCGACAGCTGGTACAGCTGGTTTTTCGATCGGATCGGGGCGCGGATGAACATCGATTTCGAGGGTCTTCCGCTCTACGCGGACGCGCGGATCACGCTGACTATCACGGGGCGAGACTCGGGAGCCTATGTGCAGGCCGGGACGATCGTCGTCGGGCGGCTGCGGGGTCTCGGCAAGACAGAGACAGGTGTGAAGTTCAATATCATCTCCTTCAGTAAGAAGGAGAAGGATGAGTTCGGCGTCGTGCGGGTTACTTCGAGAGGCTTCTCCAAGCAAATGGTGGCGCGATCGGTGATCCCTGCCGATCAGGCGGACGCAATTGCCACCTTGCTCACCAAGCTTCGCGATACGGCGGTTGTGTATATCGGCGAGGACGATTTCGATAGCCTCTTCATCTACGGATACTGCCCCGAATTCGCGACAGACCTCGTCCAGACAGAGGGTAGCGCCAGCTATTTGAACCTGACTGCCGAGGGCCTCAGCACCAGTATTTGAGGGAGCGATTATGCCGATCACGCCACCTATCCCGCTCACGCCGCAGCCGGACGCGCCGTCTCGGGAAGATCCAGACAACTTCGATCCGCGGGTCACCGCCTATTTGGCGTGGCAGTCCGATGACCTGATCCCGGAGATGGATGACCTGCAGGACGGCGTCTACAACAACGCGCTGATCGCAGAAGCGGCCGCGCTGACGGCGGTCAACGCGCCGGGGACCTGGGCGACTAGCACGACCGACGTTACCTTCGGGGTCGGCAGCAAGGCCTTCGGAATCCAGACGGGCAAGGTTCTGGTGTCCGGCATGCATGTGACGGTCGCGGAGACGGCGGCTCCGGGCAATTTCATGCACGGACCGATCGACAGCTATAACTCCGGCACGGGCGCGTTGGTGGTTTCGGTGAACAAGGTGCGCTCGCTCAACGCGAGCGCGTCGGCCTGGACGATCTCCCTCAGCCCGCCGATCGATTTCGTGGCCGCAACGGCGGCGGAGATTTGGGCGGCCGCGTCGAACGATGTTGCTGTGACGCCGGCAGGGCTCGTGGCGGCGGGCGTGAGCCAGGCCGTTGCGGATGCTGCGACGATCACGCTCGATCTGGCCGCCGGCGAAAGCTTCCACCTCGCCACGGCGATGGCGGCGAACCGGAATATCGCGACCCCGTCAAACGTCGCGGCGATGGTGGGCAAGTGGTTCCAGTTCAAACTGCCTCCCGGTGGCTTCGTGCCGAGTTTCAGTACGTGGTGGGATTTCGGGGCGCTGACGCCGAGCTTCAGCACCGATCCGACCAAGGCCGACATCCTGGCGGTCTATGTGCGTAGCGCGACCAAGGGTGAGACCCGCGTGTCTAAGGGATTTGGGATCTGATGCGCGGAATCATGGGGGCGTCGGGCGAGATTCCGGCGGCCAAGCTGGTGCAGACCGGGCCGGCGATCGTCAGGGCGTCCAAGCCGACCTTCCGACCGGCGGAGGATGCCGGCGCGCTGACCGGTGACATCTTCATAAATGTCTGCGAGGTGCCGCTATTTCCCACGTTCGGGGCGGGCAGCACATGGCAGGGCGACGGCCTTCTAAGGTGGCAGAAGCTGACAGCTGCAGCGCTGGCGGTTGAGTTTTCTCGCCCCGACATGACACAGCCGTTCCGATGGGCGATCATCCGCAATGTGCGCGATATCGTGCGGCGGATCAACGGCACGGCCTATCTGAGCACAGCCTTCTCGGGTTTCGCCAAAACCGAAAACCATGTCGGCCTTATCATGATGACCAGCATCGATCCGGCTTCTGGATCGACGACGCCGCATGTCGATGTCGGGGCGCAGCGCATCCCATCGATCGCGAATTATATTCGCCCTGCACCCGACGACGACGAGCGGATCAACCTGCACACATTCTTTTACCCGCCATATTCGACCTATCCGAACAATCTCGGGTTCGATGCCGGCGACAAGGCAAGCTGGCCGACCGATTTCCGCGTTTATGAAATGATTGGAGGTTGATGATGGCGCATGCGCGCAAGATCGACGGGGATTGGCACGAGCTGTTCGACGGCTTCACCGCCGATGGCATCTATCACCCTTATGGCTGGTGGCTGACAGCCACGCCCGAGCAGCTCGCCGAGCAGGAGATCGCTGAGATCGTTGAGGCCGGTCCCGCGCCGGACGATGTTCAGGTACTGGGCCAAGCATTGGCGGGCGACGAGGTGCCCGAACGGGTATGGACAACGGTCGATTACACAGTTGGCGAAGCTCGCGAGATCATCTGGGAGCGTGCCAAGACGGTGCGTGACGCGCATGTTGCCGGCGGATGCATAACCCCTGTCGGGCGGGTCGACAGCGACCCGGACAGCCAGCGAGCGATCAACGGCGCGGTCACCGGCGCGATGGTGGCGGCCGGCGCGGGGCAGCCGTTCGCGGTCGAATGGACGCTGGAAAACAATAGCCGGGTCATGCTCAACGGGGCACAGACGATCGCGATGGGGCTGGCGGTGCTCAACCATGTCAGCGCCTGTTTCGCAGCAGCGAATGTGCATCGCGACGCGATCAACGCGGCCGACAGTGCGGTCGAGGTTTTCGCGATCGATATCGAGGCCGGCTACCCGGCCTAAGCCGCTTCACCATCTCGACTGCCTCGCCCGCTTCGCGCGGGCTTTTTCATGCCCGGAGGGAACCGGATGTATTCAGCGACAGGGGGAAGGCCGGTGAGCCCGTGGATTGAGACTGCGCTGGCGAAATATGGGGCGGTGCTGCTGGGGGTCTCGATCGGCACCGCGGCGAAATATGGCCTCAGCATGGGCGAGGGCCGCAAGGTGACGCGGGGCGAGGTGATATCGGATCTTCTCCTGGTGCCGTTCATGTGCCTGCTCGCGGCGTTCGTGGGCGCGAAGCTGGGCGCCGATCCGATGACGATGACGACGGTCTCGGCCTTTATCGCGATATCGTCCGACCGTCTGATCCGGATGATGCGCGAGCGCTTCGTGCAGCGGGTGGCCGAGGAGATCAGCGTCATCGAGCGGCAGAAGGGCGAAAAGCGCCAGGTTGCGCAGATCGAGCAATCGGTCGTCAACGTCCGCGATGAAGGGCTGAACGCGCCCACCGCCGCCACCAAGATGGTCCGCCAGCTGCCGCCGAACCCGCCGCAGCCTTAACAGGAATCCAGCATGATCGATTGGACCAACGTCCAGCGCAGGCTGGGCGATCGCGGGTTCGTGCCCGGCGCGATCGACGGCCGGCCCGGCCCCCGCACCTATACGGCGCTGTTCGCTTTTGCGGCAAACCGCCAGGCCGACCCGGTGCTGGCGGCGATCGGGGCGTCGGCGGCGAAGCATCTGCCCGTCTACGGGATCGACCGCACCCCGCCGAGGCTGGGTGAGTTCGTCGCGCAGACCTGCAACGAGACGGGCGGCTACCGGCTGTTCGAAGAGAATCTCAAATATAGCGCGAAGGCGATCCGGGCCTGCTGGCCGGCGCGCTTCCCGACCGAGGCGGCGGCGGCGCCCTATGCGTGGAACCCGCGCGATGCCGATCGCGAGGATATGGCGCTGGCGGCGCGGACCTATGGCGAGCGCATGGGCAATCTGCCCCGCGCGCTCGACGACGACGATCAGGAGGATGGCTGGCAATATCGCGGCCGGGGCATGCTCCAACTGACCGGGCGCGCCAATTACCGGGCGTTCGGCCGTCTGACCGGCTTGCCGCTCGAAGAGCACCCCGAGCTTGCCGCCGATCCGGCCGACAGCCTGCTGATCGCCTGCGCGTTCTGGCTGAAGGGCAAGGTCAACGCCGCGGTCGATGCCGGCGACTTCGCCAAGGCGCGGAAGATTACCAACGGGGGCGCGATCGGGCTCGGCCATGTCGCCGAGCTGCGCGCCCGCATCCTCTCCATATTGGACTGAAAGGGGCCAAGATGAGCGACACGACAGGAACAGAGATCAAGGTGCAGCCGAGTTCCGGCGTGCCGCTGATCATGAACATCTTCCGCCAGCTCGGCATCATCGCCGGGGGCTGCGCGCTGATCGCGGCGATGATCGGCAAGCGCGATCTCGCGGGCTTCATCGCGCTGATGCAGGGCGATCAGCTCGCGCCGATGGCGGCGGCGCTGGTGTTCGTGTCGGCGTCGCTCGGTTCGCTGTGGAAGACCGCGCATAATGAATGGATCAAGCGCACGCTTGCCGACGAGGTATCGGACGATCTCGCCCGCGTGCAGGCGCATGGCCCGGCAAAGCTGATCATCGCCATCATAGCGGCGCTGGGCCTTACATCCTGCGCGACGATCGGATCGGGGGCGAGCCCGGCGCAGAAGCTGTTCGAGGCGCGCGGCTATTACAACGTCGTGAAGGCGGCGGCGGTCGACTATGCCGAGAGCCCGACCGCCGATCGCCGCGTCGTGCGCGAGATCGCGCATATCCGCGACCTTGCCCAGCCCAGCGTCGATTATGTCGACGCCTATGTCGCGTGCCGGGCCGAGGGGCAGGCGACGGCGCGGATCAGGGGCGTGGTCGACCCGGTCGACTGCCGGACCTTCAATTTCTCGGCGGCGAGCATCAGCGGCGCGGCGATCGCGCTGCGCACGGCCGCAACCCAGATCCTCGCCAAGACAGGAGGCAAGTGATGGATATCGCGAAGCTGATACTCAGGCTGCTCGACCTTGCCGTCGTGGGCGCGCTCACGATGGAGCGCGCGCAGGCGCTGCAGGCGGTCGTCGGCCCGATGCTTGCCGAAGGCCGCGACCCGACACCCGACGAATGGGCGGCGCTGCGCGCCCAGGGCGTCGATCTCGATGCGCGGCTCGATGCCGCGGCCGCGAAGTTCGAAGACTGAGGCCGCCGGCCTCCAATTCCCGGAGAAGCACCATGTCCATTTTCCAGCGGGCGGCCGTGTGGCTGCTGGCGACGCTGCTGTGCGCGAGCTCACCCGTATTCGCGCAGATCGATCCCACCGTGATCGGGCTGCCCGCGACGACGACCCTGACCGGCAGCGAGTTGGTGCCGGTCTATCAGGGCGGCGCCCGCAAGGCGGCGACGGCAGGCCAGCTCGGCGAGAATATCCAGCTGACGGCGCGGCGCATCGTCGATCTCGCGAACCGGGCCAGCGCTCCCGCGACGATGGCGTCGCCCCCGACGATATCGGCAGGGACCGCTTACAATAATTCGACCGTCCAGACCTCGGCCGACTATAGCCATCCGACCATCCTTGCGACCGACAGCCGGGTAACGACCTTCGGAACCGCGCTCGTCGATACCGGCGGCGGGGTCTATGGCTCGGCGAGCACGCTCTACACGGGCAGCTCGCGCGGACCGGGCGGCAGCGGCTGGGGCCAAGGCTTCTGGTTCTACGGCACGACGGTCGACCTCGGCCTGAATGCCCAGAGCGGCAACGCCAAGCTCCGTATCCGCGTCGACGGGCAGGAGGTGGCGGCCTCGGGCTACAGCACGCCGCAGGACGGGCCTCATTATATCAAGCTCACCTTCGCGACGCGCGCATGGCGCAAGATCGAGTTCTTCTTCACCTCGACGCACCAGATCTACGGCTACAATATCGGATCGACCGACCGTATCCGTGCGCTCGGCGACGACAGCATCAAGGCGACAATCTTCGGTGACAGCTGGATCGCGGGCGCGAACCTGACCGCGACCGGAGCGAGCGACGACCCTACCGCGCCGCTGTCCCCGCAGTTCGGCATCGCCATGGGCCTGCCGCACCTGATGATTCAGGGGATGGGCGGATCTGGCTGGGTGCAGGCCGATCCGCAAGGCCACACCAAGCTCGACCGGATCAATAATGGCGATCTCGACGTGTCTCGGATCGGCGACCAGCATCTGATCGTCCTTCACGGTTCGATCAACGATTACCAGGCTTCGACATCGGCGCTGCAAGCGGCGGTGACCACGGGCGTATCTGCAATCATGGCGCGACAGCCGCGCGCGATCATCCTCTTCTTCTCGACCTTCCAGTCGAGCTCGACGACGATGACGACCGGCCGGAACGACGCGATCAAGGCGGGCGTGCTGGCGGCGGCGAACGGCGATCCCCGCGTGATCCTGATCGACACCTTCGCGAGCCCGACCATGATCACGACGACGGGCGGCGATGCCAACTATCTCACCGACATCAATCCCGGCGGCGACGGCAAGCATTACACGGCCGGCGGCGCCCAGTTCATCGCCGGACGCATGAAAGCCGACGCCGTGGCGGCGCTGGCCCAGCTCGGCGCGACGCGCTGATCGCAACCACCTCATAGGGGGGACATCATGACCATCACCATCAAGCGGGCAGCGATCGCGCTGCTCGCGCTCTCGCTGTGCGCGCCGCTGGCGGCGTCCGATCCCAACGGCAAGACGATCGATGCGCCCGCCAATATGGTGATGCCGTCGGCTGTCACCTATGACGATGGCACGGGCAAGGCCGTCACCGTCAGTGTCGCCAATCCGCTGCCGGTGACCGGCGGCGGCGGCGGTGGCTCCTCGGGCACCGAATATGTCGAGGATACGGCGGCGCCGGCGAACCCGACCGGGCCGACGCTGATCTGCCGGCGCAGGGACACGCTGTCGACGACCGAAGTCAGCGCCGATCTCGACTGGATTGCCGCCAATTGCGACAGCCGGGGACGGCTCCGCGTCAATGACGACGGCCTGGTGACCGCGCTGGGATCGCCCTTCCAGGCCGGCGGCTCGATCGGCAACACGGCGTTCGGCGCGACCCAAAGCGGGACGTGGAACATCACCAACATCTCGGGGACGGTCTCACTGCCGACCGGCGCCTCGACCTCGGCCAATCAGTCGACGCTGAACACGAACCTGGGAGCGACGGCAGACGCGGCCTGGAGCGGCAGCGGATCGGGCAGCCTGATCGCGATCGGGAAGTATAGCGCGGCGCAGCTGTCGACGATCGCGACCGCGATCAGCGACACCTCGACCCCGAGCCCGGTGACGCAATCGGGCACATGGAATGTCGGGGTGACCGGCACGCCTAATGTTGCGGTCAGTGGCACGGCGACAATTAAGCCGCAGGATGCGCTGGCACTGACCTTCACGCCGGCTTCGAGTTCGGCGGTGCTTTTCGCGGCGGACACGACCGGCTATAACGTGCTGGCGACGCAGTTGACTGGCACTTGGTCGGGCACCGTCACCATTCAGGGCAGCAACGATAGCACCAATGGCACCGACGGCAATTGGGTGTCGCTCGGCTATACTTATCCGGCTTCTGGCGCGACGCCGAATGCGGGCGTGACGTTCAACACGGTGGTCAACACACTCGTCACCACGAAATGGATCCGCGCGAACGTCACCACCTACACGTCGGGCACGATCAACGGCGCGGCCTTCCTTCGCACCGCCGCCGCCATGGCGCCGCACAATGTCGGCATCGTCAGCGGATCCTCGACGATCGGCAACACGATGCTCGCGCTTCCGACCAGCCCGAGCGGCACCTATGGCGCGTCGACCGGCGCTACCAGCGCGGCGGGCAGCAACGTGGTCGCCAAGACCAGCGCGGCCGTCCTCTACGGCGTCAATGTCGTGGCGGGGGCCTCGGCGGGGTTCCTGATGCTGTTCGACGCGACCAGCGCCCCGGCGGACGGCGCGGTCACCCCGAAAAAGTGCATCCCGCTCGCCGCGAATGAAGGCCAGGAGATCAGCTATCGCGCCGCGCCGACGCTGTTCTCGACCGGGCTGACGGCGGTGTTCAGCACGACGGGCTGTTTCAGCAAGACGGCGTCGTCGACCGCGTTCATCTCGGTGGATTATAAGTGATGAAGCGGCTGTTCGCGGCGCTTGGCGGGCTGCTCGCGCTCGCCTCGCTGTTCGTCGATGCGGGGGCGCCGGCGGAGGCTGCGCGCTTCCGCATAGTGCGGCGGCCGCCGGTCACCTGGCTGGCGGCGTGGAACGGCGCGAGGGGGAACAACCTGGGCGCGCTCCAGGCATGGTACGCGGCCAATACCGGGCCGCGCTGCACCGGCGGTCCGACCGTCAGCGGGAGCCCATCGGCCTATGTCGTCTCGTCGCAGGCGATCGCCGACGCGCTCAAATGCGGGCGGGTCGACGGGCGGGTATCGATCCCGACGAATGGAATCATTCTTGAGGACGTGACCGTCGTCGGAGTTCCGCGCGATCCCGATGTCTATGATTATGCGATCGATGGGAGCGGCAACCCATTGGATGCCACAGCGACGGCCAAGCGCGATGCCGGGGCGGCGCTTGGCGGGCAGTTGATTTATGTGAGCGGCAACAATGTCACCGTTCGCTACAGCCTTCTCGACGGCAGTAACGAGCGAATGTATGCAGGGTTCGGCGGGCTGAGCTATGCCACCGGATTCTACGCGCATCACAACGAGATAACTGCGTTTGGTGACGACGCGTTCAAGCTGTCGATCGGCGGTCATTACGAATATAATTATGTCCACGACATGACCCCATGGGTCAACGCGAGCTATGGCACATATTATAGCGGGCCGAATAATTATCGTTACCCCCACCAAGACGCTTTCCAGGGCATCAGGGGCAATTTCTACCTGTTCCGCAACATGCTCCTCATGCCGACCGGCAATTCGACGACGAGCGTGATCATCATCAAGAACGACACCGGCCAAGCGACCGACGAGGGCCAGATCGAGGAAAATTATCTGGAAGGCAGCAACAACCGGCCGATCACGCTGAGCACGCAGAACACGGACGGCACGGGAGCCGGGATCTCGAACGTCTATGTCAAGGATAATGTCTGGTCGAAGAACTATCCGAGCTATCCGGGGAGCGGCCCGGTCAGCCTGGGCACGATCTGCGCGAGCTGGAACAACAGCTTCCTCGGCAGCAACGCCTATCGCGAGGACGCCAGCGCGGTCAGCTTCGCGGCGTGGAAGGCGTGTTGAGCAAGGTGATCAGTTTCGACATTGTTTCCTCCCCGGTTCGTTACGCTAGAGATGCAGGGTGCGAATCAAGGGAGAGTCGAGATGAGGATAATTACGGGGCTGATGCTGTTGGCTGCGGCGACGCCGGTGATGGCGGCGGATCAATTTGATCTAATATGTACGGCGAAAAAGCAGACCCAGCATTTCAGGGTAGATTTAGCCAGAGGGGTATGGTGCAGAGAGGAGTGTAAGGATGTTATACCTCTGGTATCAGTCTCACAGACTAGAATTGTTTTCGTAGACCGGCAGCCGAAATTGCGAGGTGACGAGACCCATTATCTCTATGTAGATAGAGAAACAGGACGATGGTACGAGTATTCATGGTTCCCATCTTTTGAATTGATCGGCACCACAACTAACGGAACATGTCAGCCGGAAGCCTTTAGCGGGTTCCCAGTGGTGCCGACTAGATTTTGAGAGCCGCCGCGTCGGGATATCGGGTCAGCCTGCGGTGATCATGGCTCAATGCCTGCCCTGGATCTCGTTGCGCGCGGCCTCGGCGAGGAAGGCGCTGCGGGTGAGCTTGCGGGCGCCGGCGGCCGCGTCGATCGCCGCGAGCGTGCCCATGTCGAGCGAGACGTTCACCCGCGCCACCTTGCCGCTGACCGTCATGCGGGGCACGGCCATCAGAAAGGCACCCTCGGCCAAATCGGCCGCCGCCCGTTCGCGGATATCCGCGACGCGGCTCGCGTCGGGCTCGGGCTGATCTTCGAGCCAGAGTTCCATCGCCTCGATCGCGTTGGGCAGGACATCGTCCAGATCGTCGGCCGCCGAGAAGCAGCCGGGAAGATCGGGAAAATGGACGCCATAGGCGCTGTCAGCATCCTTGTGCACGACCGCGTAAAAATACTTCATCTCGAACCTCCATTGGGGCGGCTTAGAGCCACCCCGCTGCCTTTGCGATGCTGCGGGCCGTGCCGATTGGCAAATCCCGCTTCGGGTGGGGGACAACCAAGGAGACCTCTCCCCGGCGGAACTTGTGGTGCGAGCCCCGCACCGAAACCTGTTCCCAGCCTTCCGAGAGGAGGCGCTTGATGATCTTTTTGCTGTCCCGTTCCATGTGCAAATATATACACACGGCTCGAATGCAGGTCAAGCAGAAATGCGTAAATAAATACACATTCTTGCGATGCGCGATTTTACTCGCAGCCGCTAAGCCTTTGGAAGGCAATGGCCGAATTTTGCGCTGTTTTACACGAAAGCCCGCAGAAATCCGCCATTCGTGGGAGCTTGGAAGGCTAGAGCATTACCACTATGCTACGCCCGCGCCGGAGGTCGGCCTGATAGCCGAAAGCGGTGGCGTTCCACAACAGCTTAATGAACCAG